TACCTCAATCAAACGTAGGATCTGAAGTATCTGGTACAAATAACAGCTACGCAGGTGATGATAGTAAAACTATCGGTCTAGTCTTCCATAAGTCAGCAGTTGGTACTGTAAAGCTTTTGGATATGACAACTGAGATATCTGGTTCTGACTATGGAATTATGTATCAAGGTACTTTGATGGTTGCTAAGTATGCTCTTGGTCATGGAATCCTCCGTCCAGAGTGTGCAGCTACAATCAAGCTATCTGCTTCTTAACTACATACAGAAGGGTACTCAGCAATGGGTACTCCTTCTTTTTTTCATCTTTCAGGAGAAATCATGCCACAAGGAAAAGGAACTTACGGTACAAAAGTAGGAAGACCACCAAAGAAAAAAAAGAGTGGTAGAAATTCTCTTAAAATTAAAAAAGCTTAACGGAGCTAATCATGCCAAAAGGTAACAGTAGAAATTCTTTAAAGATAAAAAAGAAAGGTTTGTATGCCAACATCCATGCCAAGCGTAAAAGAATCGCTGCTGGATCTGGTGAAAAGATGAGGAAACCTGGTGCTAAAGGTGCGCCAACAGCAGCAAACTTTAAACGTGCAGCTAAGACTGCTAAGAAATAATGACAACAGCAGCCACTACAGAATTAGAAAGCATCAACATTATGTTGGCTGCTATAGGGGAAGCCCCTATAAATAGTCTTACAGGTACTCTTCCTGTTGATGCTCGTCTAGCACAATCAACTCTTACAGAAGTAAACAAAGAAGTTCAATCAGAAGGTTGGTCTTTTAATACTGAAATAGATGTCACTCTTACAAGAGATGGATCTAAGCATGTAGCCTTATCTACTGATACTTTAAGAATTGATCCTAATATTCATCAGCACCCTACAATTGATGCAATACAACGTGGCCTTAAGCTATACGACAGACTAAATAATAAGTTTGAATTTGATGAAGATCTTATCTGTACTGTTGTTTACTTTAGAACTTTTGATGAGATACCAGAACCTGCTAGAAGATATATAACAATCAAAGCTGCTCGTATCTTTGTTGATAGGTTAGTTAGTGATGATGGATTAAGAACTTATACACAACAGGATGAAATCAGAGCTAGGGCTATACTGATGGAAACAGACTTAGCAAATGGAGATCATAACCTTCTTAGAGGAGATCCTTCATTAACAAGTGTCTTTGATACTTACAGTCCTTCAAACGCATTAATTAGATAATTATGGCAGTTATATCCAGAGCAATACCAACCTTATTAAGAGGTATCTCACAAGCTGCTGACTCAACTAAACAAGCTGATCATGCTGACATACAAGACAATGCTGACAGCAACCCTGTGTTGGGTCTTGTAAAGCGTTCTGGATTGCAATATGTCGCTAGTCTAAGTCCTTCTCCTTTAGGTAATGTTCACATACAAACTATTAATAGAGATATAAATGAAAAGTATGTAGCAGTATTTAGTAATGGCAATGTAAAAGTTTATGATATTGACGGTACAGAAAAGACAGTAAACAAACCTGATGGAACAACATATCTAAATACTTCTGACCCTAGAAGTGTAATGAAGACTGTAAGTGTTGCTGACTATACCTTTGTTGTTAATACAAGTATTACAGCAGCTATGGATAGCACTTTGAGTCTAACCTCTGCAAACATTACTCAAGCAGTTGTCTTCATTAATCAAGTCTCAGATAAGACTACATACTCATTAACTGTAGATGGAGTTACTGTTACTGATGACACTTCATCAGACTCTACACTTAGCACTAGTCAAGTTGCTACTGATTTAGTATCAGGACTTAACTCAGGTCTTACAGGTTTTACTATTGCTCGTAATGGTTCTGTTATTCATATTAAAAAAACAGATGGCAGTAACTTTTCTATAGATGGTAATGACACTCAGGGTAATACCCACATGACAGTGGTAAAAGATACTGTCCAAAGATTTACTGATCTCCCAACAGTGTCACCTAATAATTATGTCGTAGAAGTAAAGGGAGATGAGACTACTGATTTTGATAATTACTACGTTAAGTTTGTTACTAATAATGGAGGTACATTTGAAGAAGGTCAGTGGGAAGAATGTGTAGAACCAGGAATACAATTTAAATTTAATTACGACACAATGCCTCATGTGTTAGTAAGACAGGCAGATGGTAACTTTAGATTTGCAAGAGTAGATGGCGATAGTTATACCTTATCAGGAGTAACTTATACCTTACCTAAATGGGGAGAAAGGACTGTAGGCGATACAGATTCAGCACCTAACCCTTCTTTTATTGGCTCTAAAATTAATAACGTATTCTTCTTTAGAAACAGGCTTGGTTTTTTAGCTGATGATAATGTTGTTTTATCAAGAGCAGCAGAGTTTTTTAATTTCTTTCCAGAAACAGTCTTATCTGTAATTGATAGTGAACCTATAGATGTAGCAGCTTCACATACTAAAGTAGCTATTTTAAGAAGTGCTGTAACAGTAGAACAAGAACTAATATTATTTTCTGATCAGACACAGTTTGTACTTACTTCGTCAACAGATAACCTAACTCCTCAATCAGCTAACGTAGTAGTGGTAACTGAATTTGAATCTGATGATGATGCACAACCTGTAGGTGCTGGTAGCAGTATTTATTATTTATCTAAGAGAGGATCTTTTGCCAACGTAAGAGAGTATGTATATCAGAGAGATCTTGTTATAAAAGAATCTAGTAATATTACTGTCCATGTACCAAAACTAATACCAAGTAATATTTTTAAATTTGCAGTTTCTACAAGTGCAGATGTTTTGGTTTGTTTAGGTACAGATAATCCTAATAAGCTATACATCAACAGATGGTTATATGGTCAGCAGTATCAGAAAATATTAAACAGTTGGTCTACTTTTACTCTCAATGAGAATAGGTCTATTAAAAATGTTGATTTTATTGGTAGTGATTTATTTTTAGTAATAGAAGATTCTTATGGTGCAAACAGTATTCAAAAAATACCTTTTGAAACTCAATTTACTGAAGCTAATTCTACCTTTGAATATCACCTAGATCATAAAGTTACAGAAGCCACTACAGGTGTATCTGTTAATTATAACTCTTCTACTGATACTACAACTTTTCAAGTTCCTTACAGTTTTTTAGGTAATGTAAATATTGTTGGCAGATTTTTAGCAAGTAATGAAACAAGCACTTATGTTAATGAACAAGGTGTAACAACAACTTTAAAGCCAGGTCAACTGATACCAACGTTTGATGCTGGAGCAACTATCGTATCAGCAAAAGGAGATTATAGAAATAGTAAATTTATTATTGGTGAATCATATGAAATGCACTATAGGTTTAGTCAACAACGACTAACAGAAAGCCAAGGAGGTAATAGCTCTGGTGAGATTATTAGTGGTCGTTTACAACTGCATCATTTTTATATCAAGTTTGAAGATACAGGATTTTTTAAAGTAGAAGTAACACCAGAAAACAGAGACACAAGTACACATAAATTTACTGGTAGGTTTTTAGGTGCAGCCAGTAGCACTATTGGATCTATAAACTTAGAAACTGGATCATTTAAAGTTCCTATAATGAGCAGGGCAGATAGAGTTAATATTGATGTAAAGAACGACACATTCTTACCAACAAAGTTAGCAAGTGCAGAATATGAAGCTATGTTCCATATGAGGAGTAGACGTATTTAAATGGGACATTTAAGAAAAGCAAACTTAGAAGATCTTAAACATGTTGCTAAAAACATGAGAGAGATGGATAAGTTAGAAGCCTTTTATCAATCAGGACAAGAACCACGACAAGCCCTTCAACTGTCTTATATGTGCAGCAATATAAACATGGCAATAGCTGATGATAATGATGCTCCTATAGGACTTTGTGGGGTGGTACAAGGTGGTGTTATATGGATGGTTGCTACTGATGAACTGTTTAGTAATAAAAAATATAAAATACAACTAATAAGAAAAGGTCGGAAATGGGTAGATAACCTGTTGAAAAATTACAAAATCCTATATAATTTTGTATATGCAGAGAA